ACGGCTTGGTTTGACGCCTGCGCTGCCTGTTGACCCATACCAAATTGGGCCAGCAACGCATCGCGGTTGAATTCACCCGCACCAACCGCTTGACCGTACTGCTGCGCCTGTGCGGCGTTTGCAGCCTGTTGGGCAGCAAGGGCTTGCTGGAAGTTCTGTCCAATGGCTTGGTTCTGCGCTTGCGCGGCTTGCTGACCCGTTTGGAACGTCGCCAGTTGTGCCTCGCGGCCAAACTCGCCTGCGGCTACGCGCTGCAAGAAGTTCTGCTGCTGGGCGGCATTGCCCTGCTGTGCCGCTTGCAACGCTTGTTGGAAGTTTTGCGCTTGGGCTTGGTTTGCGATCTGCTGGGATTGGGCTTGCGTCTCAAACCCGGCTAATGCGCTTTCGCGGCCAAATTGAGCGCCTCCAAGTTGCTGCGCGTAATTTTGCGCGGCGGCTTGGTTAGCCAATTGCTGTGCGGTTTGTCCTTGTGCAAAGTTTTGGGCAGCGGCTTGATTAGCCATTTGTTGCGCTTGCTGCTGCGTGCCAAATCCAGCCAAAGCGGCTTGTTGCCCAAACTCTTGGCCTGCCAATTGTTGTGCAAAGCCTTGCTGTTGTGCTGCATTTTGCGCCTGCTGTGCGGCAAGAGCCTGTTGGAAGTTTTGACCTTGCGCCTCGTTGATCGCCCGCTGGGCCTGCTGACCCATGCCAAAAGACGCCATCTGCGCTTCTTGTCCAAACTGACCGGCTTGCAGACGCTGCTGGAACGCCTGCTGCTGCGCCATGTTCTGCGCGGATTGCGCGGCCAGCGATTGCTGAAAGTTCTGCGCCAATGCTTCGTTATAAAGGCCAAGACCCTGTGCGCCCAAACCAAACTGTTGTTGTGCGGCTTGGTTGGCAAAGTCGGCCAGCGTTTGTTGCTCGGCCAGCCCTTGTTGACGCATAGAAGCGTCAAGCGAAATGCCCTGCAACGCGGCTTGGGTACGCAAGTCGTTTTCACGCTGCGCTTGCAGTTCCATCTCGGCGTTGTACGCCTCGCCGCCCGGTCGCAAGCCTTGGTTGACAAGGCGCTGCTCTAACTGCGCACGCTCGCGCTGCAACTGCGGGTCAAGGCGCGACATGATGGCGCTCTGAGCGTTCATGCCAGCGTTGACCGGCATCGCAGCCAACCCTTGCGTGGCTAACTGACGTTGCAGTTCTGGCGTGGCAAGGTCGCCGCGTGCGTACCCAAACCGACCTTCCTGCACGTTGCGCGACACATCGCCTACACCCGACAGGTTAAGGTTTGCGTCAAGCGACGGCGCGGCAGGGCCACCAATGGCGCGACCAAACTGGTCGCCCGAGGGGGCGTTTGCCAACCCGCCGACGCGACTGGCGTCAAACCCGCCGAGGTTCAGCCCACCGGGGCCAGCGCCTGCAAAACCATACAGCCCAGCGGACGGGCCAGCACCCGCGCCAAACCGCGAGGCGTCAAACCCACCAAAAGACAGCCCTTGCGGCCCCATACCAGCAGCAAATTGACCCGCGCTCGGGCCACCCTGCGCTGCACCGAGTCCAGACAGGTCAAGGCCGCCAAACTGCACACCACCCGGGCCACCCGTTGCGGTGCCAAACTGCCCACCCGCGGGAGCGCCTTGCACGCCGCCGACACCGGCGAGGTTCAATTGCCCGAGGTTGTACGCGCCGGGGCCACCCTGCGCCATGCCGTACTGACCCGCTTGCGGGCCGTAAGCCACGTTTGTCGGGGTGACGTTTGCACCCGCCTGACCATACGCGGCAAAGTTGACTTGTCCGGGGACTCCAGCCCCCGCCTGCACGCCACCCGTCCCTGCCTGACCCATGCCAGCAAGGTTCGGTGCGCCGCTTACAGCGCCCGTGGGGCCGATATTGGAATATGCCTGCCCTTGGTATAGGTCGTAAGCGTTTGGCAGCGTCAAAGCGTTGACGTTCGACCCTGCCTGCCCTGTTGAGGTAAACGCACCGGGCATCTGGTCGGCGGTAAAGCCGGTTTGCAAGGTTGTCGGCGTGGGCGCACCCGAGACCGCTCCGCCCGTGCCTGCTGCAACGCCACCCGCTTGACCGTATTGGGCTAAGTTTGGCGTCTGCGCGACTTGGCCGTAGTTTGCCAATGCCGTCTGAATCTGCGGCAGTTGGGCTTGGAAGTCTTGGGCAAGAAACTTGTTGAGGTCGCCAATTTCGCGCAGCCCCAAGAGGCCCATCGCCTGCTCGGCTTGTTGCTGCGTGGCAAAAATGTCCTTGGCCGGGCCGACTAACTCTTGGCGGACGGTCGGCTGCTCAACATACGAGGTGTATTGCTCTCGGGTTGGTTCGGCAATGCCTTCTACGCCAGCCGACGACTTGGCCTGAAATTCGGCCATCGCCTTGTCGTATTCCGACTGGTTAAATTGCGGAGTCTTTTGCCACGTAACCGTCTGCTGCGCTGTCGGCGTGTAGACGTTCGGGTTAGACATATAAGCCGACGTTTTGGCGGCTTCGATGTTCTCCTGACCCTGTTGCCGCGCAATCGCGGCGTAGTCAGGTGTTGGCGGCGGTGCCGGTGATCTTTTGCCCATACCGAGGCTCCAAATAACGACACCGTTCTGGTGTCTGCGTCATAAAAACAATGTCTCCATCGGGAGCGGCGTTCTTAATCCGCGCTTCCTCTGAAAACCCCATTTTCGTGACCAATTTGAGCGCCCGGGTATGGTTGCTGCTGATTGGCCCTATGATCTTATCAACATTTGCGACGTTATAGGGATAGTCGTACACCGCTGCCAAATAAGCTGGGGTAATCTGATCCCAAGTGATATGGCATACGACTGACTTGCCGTTCCACATCTCGTACACCGTACCGGCGACCAGTTCGCCGTCCTTTTCCAGCCCAATGGCGGCTGAACGGTCAGCGTTGTACGCCCCGTCGGTGCGAGACATGACCCAATGGCCCACGTAGGGGCCGCTGACTATATTCCAGCCCATCCGATTTGATACACAACGTCAGTTGATGCCCATTGAATCTGCAAGTTTTCGCTGCTGCTGTTGAACGATATGGCCCCGCAATAGCCAATGCCGGTGACGCCCGACTGGTTATTGGTGATGACCACATCGCTACCCCATAGCGCGACGTCCCACAACCCAACGCCCCATAGACCCGCCACCGTGGGCGAAAATGACACCGCGCCGGTTTGGTCTGCTGTCTGGAAATCGGTGTTGATACCGATAACCACGCTAGGCTGGCCGTTGCTGAAGATGCTTGGGCGTGCGCGGGTGAAGTATTTAATAACGCCGCGTGTCTCAAAGTAGTTGAACGCTTGCAGCGCCTTGGTGCGGACGGGTTCGCCATCGTCGGCATACCCGCCATCGCCCGTTGTCCACGCCCTCGCAACGTAGGTATTGCCGCCAAAGTACGGCTCGTTTTCCACAAGCGCCCAGCACGCCGCGTTCCAGCCCGTAAAGTTGCACCACGCCTTCGTGATGTTGTTCATCACAAACTGCTGTTGCCCGGTTGATACAGGCACATTGACGATTAGGGCGTTGTTAAGCGGGTTATAGAGCAACCCCCAGCCAAACGTGTCCTTGTACGTGCGTGCGGCAGCCGCAAATGCGCCCTGTATCTTGTCCGATAAGGCAATGTTAGGGTCAAGCCGCGACGATTGCAGCGCCGAGGCGAACGGTATCAACCCGTCCAGCGTCAAAATCAGCAGGTCACCGCCGTATTTCGCCATGCAGCGACGGGAAATTGGCGCACCAATGATCCAGACGCCGATCAGCGACCATGTGGATGCGCTCGTTGGGTCGGTGCCGCGATATACGGCCACCTCGCCTTGGTCAGAAATGAACACAAGGTTGTCGTCAACGCCGTAGCCCGCGTCAATCGTCCAAGTCGCCATTGCCTGCAACTTGCCGCCCAAGTGCATAACGCTCGACAGGTCTAGCACGTTTGCCGCACCGCCAACCGATGCTACCGGCAAATACCATGCTTTTAAGGTGTCCTTTTCAATAAACCACATTCGGTTCTTGAACAAGGTCGGCTGGATTAGGTTAGTCGTCGTGACGCCCGTGATCGCTGGCGTAGACGCACCGTCAATGGGTGTCCATGTTGTCCCGTTGAACAACAGGGGCTTGTCCACACCATTGGCAAGGTACAGGTATTGCCCGCCGCCCGTGGTGACGTTGGTGTACTCCCATTGCGAATTGGACAGGCTGGCGACCAGCGCCGACCCTGCCGTACCCGCCGAGGTAACGTCAAAAATCTTGCCGTCGCTGATGGCAAACAGTTCTACGTCCGACCCTGCGTTGTAGGTCATCAGCGTCTGCACTTCGGCAGGCAGTCCGACCGCGTGTTTGACGTATCCACCGCGCAAATTGACGTTGGACACGCTCGGGAACATATTTTCTAAATACACGGCATCCGTAGGTGCCATGTTTGCCAGCGCATCGCGTGCGTTCCACCCGCCCACCGGGGCAGGCAAGGACGCCACGTTGGCCGTGGTTCGCTGTACTAACCGTCTGCGAACGGGCGATGCCATTACGTGCTGCTCGTGCCGTAACCGCTGTCAGGGATGTTGTCGTAACCGATCAACACCGTCCCCGGACGCGGGGCAAACGACAGGTTGGCCGCTGCCGTATCCTGCGCGATGGCCGTTTCAAGTTCTGCAAGGTAATCGCGGTACAAAGCCGTCGTATCAAAGCCCTTGGCCTCAAAATACTTCAGTTTTGTACCCAGAACCATCACGCGGTCGGGGTAAACGCAAGTGTCGTTGTCGGCGGTAAAACTGTTTTTTGGCACGGCAAGGGCGCTTTCGGCCCATGCGGCGCTACGGTACTCAAACCCGAGCAACTCGCCGCCATTCATGCCCGGCCAAATCTGGAAATACTTGCCAAGCAGACGCCAACGGATACGCGGGCCGGTGCTGATATAGCCCGACAGCAACCATTCCCATTGCTGCGGCGACTCGGGGCCGAGCATTTCCCAACGCTTGCTCTTGTCCCAATGGGTGCGGTTGACCGTGCTGACGTAATCGGCAGGCAGGTCGTACTTCACTTTCTGGAATATGACCTGACCATTTACAACCGAGGACGTCGGGGCGTAGTTCAACGTGACCGACGTAGCGCCCGTTACAGCCGTGACGTAGGTAGCGTTGGGGATGCCCACGCCCTGCACTTGGTATTGCGTAGACAGCCCTGCGGTCGTCGGAATAGCCGTGATTACCGCAACGTCCTCGGCCCACGTTCCCGTGGTCGTGATGGCTTCGGTGTAAAACGTGTGCTGGCGGGTCAGTTCGCGCCAATCAGCACGACGGAGCAACTCGTAACCGCAGGCGTTCATCAACGCAAGAATCTGGATGATGTCTTGACTCGCGTTTCCCGCTACGGTCTGCGGAGTAGGGATGCCCAGTTCGTTTGTTACTTGCTGGACAAGTTGAACCATCGTGCTGCCCATGCTATGCCTCCGCTAAGGTTTCCTTGGGCGGGCGTCCACGGCGCTTGGCCGGTTCGCTGCCCAACAACTGCGCCATCTGTGCCTGCAATTCGGCTAGTTGACGCTTCGTATCTTCCAATTCGGCAGTGGCTTCTACGCGGTTTTTGCGGTTTAAGTACATTTTTGCCCGCTCACGCAGCCCAACGCCGCCCATGCCGATCCGCTGCAACTGCGCGTCCGACGCCAAAGCCAACTGCTCGACCGTCACAAACTTCAGGATTACCAACTCCTGTATCTGGTCGCGGGTAATCTCCTCGGGAGCGTCCTTATGCCATGCCGACAGCGGGGTGCCGATCTCTGCCGCCAC